AGATAGAGTAATAGAAAACGCTAGGCTGTTGTGGCTTAGAAGAGAAGAGGAAGAGATATGGCAACCACCAAGAGTAAGATCCGACAGCAAGCTATAAAGAATGGTTATCGTTCTGGGCTTGAGGATGTCATATCTAAAGACCTCAAGGACAGGGGTGTAGACTTTGGCTACGAAACAGTTAAGATAAACTGGAAGTTAGTAGAGAACAAGACTTACACCCCTGACTTTATACTACCCAATGGTATCATAATTGAATCTAAAGGAAGGTTCGTTCCAGATGATAGGAAGAAGCACCTTAAAGTTAGAGAACAAAACCCTGACCTTGACATAAGGTTTGTGTTTAGTAATAGTAGGAACAAGATACGTAAAGGATCTAAGACTACATATGCTATGTGGTGCGAGAAGAATAACTTTCTATATGCAGATAAAAGGATACCCGACGAATGGATCAAATAACTTACCATGTACACAGAGTAATCAATGGACCATTTCAATGCCCTAGAGGTGACTGGTGGTTAACTTGTAGTGTAGAAGATGTAGAAGCCAAGGAGATGTTTGAAGACGATATACCTTTTATTAATTTTGATGCCGCCTATAAATTCCAATCCTACTTTTTATCTACTATAGATCCTATAGTTATAAACATACCCTACGAAGGAAATAAATATGTCTAAGACAGCAGTTGTATTTAGTTGCGCCCACGCAGACCCGACTACAAGTAACGAAAGATTTGATTGGCTAGGAGAATTGATATATGATGTTAACCCCAATTACATTATCGACCTTGGGGATGGTGCTGATATGCGCTCTCTCAATAGTTTTGATACTCGCAGTCCTGAGGCTATTGTTAGCCAGAACTATGAACAAGATATCGAACATTACAACGAATCTATGGATAGGCTTAGACAAAAGCCCAGTCAGAGAAAATACAAAAGACCTAGATGGATTGGCTTCGAAGGCAACCATGAGAACAGGATCAAGAAAGCACTCAAGAGCGACCCCAGACTTGAGGGAGACAAGTACGGGATTTCCTTCGGGCATCTTCAAACAGACCATTGGTTCGACGACTACCACGAATACAGAAACTCAGGACCATCTATAGGTGTATATGATGGTGTATCGTATGCACACTTCTTCCAAGCAGGTAACTTCGGTTCTGCTGTGTCTGGATTACACCATGCTAATACTCTGTTAGGACACAGATATACAAGCTCTACTTGTGGTCACAGTCATAAACGTGATCTAAAGTTTAAGGATGGAGCTAAAGCTATAGGACTTGTAGCAGGTTGCTTTAAGGGTGCTGATGAGGGTTGGGCAGGTCAGTCTAATCTTGATTGGTGGAAGGGTGTAGTAATCAAACGTGAGATAGACAATGGTATGTATGAGCCAGAGTTTGTGTCGTTAAAGAGGTTAAAGGAGTTGTATGGGTAAACGTAGTAACTTTGAGAGAGTACCCAGAGATTACTATCCTACGCCCATAGAAGCTGTAGAGCCTCTTGTATACCACTTACCTTACGCATTTGATTATGTAGAACCTTGTGCTGGTGACGGACGATTAATAAGTCACATAAATAAACTAACTCAAGGTACAGGAGAATGTATATATGCTAGTGACATTGAGCCAAGACATACTAACATATTTACTTCTAATGCTCTTAATCTTGACTTTGGTGGGTATGGAGTAATGGACTACATGATAACTAACCCCCCATGGGACAGAAAGATACTACACCCACTAATAGATCATTGGTTAGGTATATGTCCTACTTGGTTATTATTTGATGCTGATTGGATGCACACTAAGCAGTCAGCTTTGTTTATGACTTATTGTTCTAAGGTTGTATCAATAGGTCGTGTTAAGTGGATAGAAGGTAGTAAAGGTGTAGGCAAGGACAACTGTTGTTGGTACTTGTTTGATGCTTATAAAGAAGATATGAAACCAACAGAATTTTATGGAAGAACAGTATGACAATAGGATTTAGAGAATACCAACAGAAAGCAGTTAGCTTTGCTATATACCCTGCAACGCATAAGGTTCTATACCCAGCTTTAGGTTTATGTGGTGAGACAGGTGAAGTAGCTGAGAAGGTTAAGAAGCAAGTAAGAGATGGTGTGTTTAACCGACATGAGGTAGCAAAGGAATTAGGTGATGTACTGTGGTACTTGTCTAACTTAGCTAATGACATAGGTTATAACTTAGATGAGATAGCTGACATAAACATAGAAAAGCTAACAAGCCGTAAGAATAGAGATAAGATAAAAGGGTCAGGAGATAACAGATGAGGATACTAAGAGCGTTTGGTAGATGGTGGTATAGGTTTATCAATTACATGATTACATGGCAGATGCACAGAGATGCAGTAAAACATCTGAATAGGTTAACTGATAGAGAACTAAAAGATATAGGTCTTACTCGCGGCGACATAGATCGCATGATATGGTTTAAAGAAGATAGACAAGAAAGAGGCGGCAAGAAATGAGCGACAACTACTTACCAACAGACTACCAATCATTTATACACAAGTCACGTTATGCTCGTTGGTTAGAAGCAGAAGGAAGAAGAGAGTCTTGGGGAGAGACAGTAACTAGGTATATGGATAACTTAGTTAAGCCAGCTTTAGGGGATTATCCTAAGCAAATAGCAGAGATAGAAGAAGCTATACTAAACCTAGAAGTTTGCCCTAGTATGCGCGCCCTCATGACTGCTGGTCCAGCTTTAGCTCGCGACAATACAGCAGGTTATAATTGCTCTTACTTAGCTGTAGATGATATAAAAGCATTTGACGAAGCTATGTTTATCTTACTATGTGGTACAGGTGTAGGTTTCTCTGTAGAGCGTCAGTCTATACAAAAGCTACCTGAGATACCTGAGACTATGTTCCATAGTGACACTACTATTATTGTAAAAGATAGTAAGGAAGGTTGGGCTAAGGCTCTAAGGCAACTTGTAGCATTGTTATATAGTGGTGAAGTACCTAAGTGGGATGTATCTAGAGTTAGACCAGCAGGTGCAAAGCTAAAGACCTTTGGTGGTAGAGCATCAGGACCAGCCCCACTGATAGATCTATTCAACTTTGTAAGTCGTGTATTCACAGAAGCTAAAGGTCGTAGATTGTCTTCTCTTGAGTGTCACGATATTATGTGTAAGATAGGTGAAGTAGTAGTTGTAGGTGGTGTACGTAGGTCTGCTATGATCTCTCTAAGTAACTTATCAGATGATCGTATGAGACATGCTAAGTCTGGTGCATGGTGGGAGAATGATCCACAACGTGCTTTAGCTAATAACTCTGTGTCGTATACTGAGAAGCCTGACAGTTTATCTTTTATGCGTGAGTGGATGGCTCTAGTGGAAAGTGGGAGTGGTGAACGTGGTATCTTTAATCGTGAAGCATCTAAGAAGCAAGCGGCTAAGAATGGTAGACGTGACCCTAACTTTGAGTTCGGGACGAATCCTTGCAGTGAGATAATCCTACGCCCGAACCAGTTCTGTAACTTAACGGAGTGTGTAGTACGTGCTACAGATACAGTAGAAGACCTAGAACGTAAGGTTAGAGTAGCTACAATACTAGGTACTATACAATCATCCTTTACTAAGTTTCCATACTTACGTAAGATATGGCAAAAGAATACTGAAGAAGAAAGACTACTAGGTGTGTCTATGACTGGTATTATGGATAATCCTATAATGACAACTGCAAACAAAGGATTGGAGAATACTCTTGAACACCTCAAACAGATCGCTATCAATACTAATGCTACTTGGGCTAAACGCCTTGACATCCCTGTCAGTACTGCTATCAGCTGTGTTAAACCAAGCGGTACTGTCAGCCAGTTGGTTAACAGTAGTAGTGGGATTCACGCTCGTCACTCAGCCTATTATATTCGGACTGTACGTGGAGACAACAAAGATCCGCTGACAAAGTTTATGATGGATCAAGGTATACCTAACGAGCCTGATGTAATGAAGCCTGACCAAACTACAGTGTTTAGCTTCCCTATGAAAGCTCCAGAAGGTGCAGTAACTACTTCTGATATGTCTGCTATACAACAGCTAGAGATGTGGTTAGCTTATCAACGTAGTTGGTGTGAGCATAAGCCTAGTGTGACTATTAATGTTAAGAAGGACGAATGGTTCGAAGTAGGAGCGTTTGTGTATAGACACTTTGATGAGATGTCAGGTGTGTCGTTCTTACCATTCAATGAACATACGTATCAGCAAGCACCTTATCAAGAGTGTGATGAAACAGCGTATGAGATACTACTAGATGTTATGCCTAAAGCTATAGATTGGAGTAAACTATCAGACTATGAACAAGAAGATAACACAGCAGGTAGCCAGACACTAGCATGTTCTGGAGATAGCTGTGAGATTGTAGATCTCGTTTAATGTGGATAGTAATAACTAGAAACCAATGTAACTTCTGTGATGCCTCTTTACAACTACTAAGGGGTGTCGCAGGTAGTCAGGTAACAACATACAATGTTCAGTCTCCAAGTAGTAAGTGGTTGTTGACTCTAATGCGTAAGTCAGGGTATACTACAGTACCTCAGATATTTAAACCAGATGGCACTCACCTTGGGGGCTACACAGAATTAAGGGAATACCTAAACAAAAATGGCTAAGTGGAATTTAGATCAGAAACAACAAGAAATGGGCTTCGACCCAGTTAACAAACCTGCTCATTACAACCAAGAAGGTATTGAATGTATTGATTATATTAGACAAGTCTTAGGTACTGATGGTTTTATAGCTTACTGTCATGGAAACATGATTAAATATCAACATAGGTATAGGTACAAAGCTAATCCTGTAGAAGATATGAAGAAAGCTGAGTGGTATCTTAAGCGTATGAATGAAGCATTAGCGGAGAAACATAAATGACAATAAACGAAGGAATACTGCTAGGTAATCTAGCTCTATCTACCTACTTAGTGTGGATCATATCTAGGCTAAATCAAGATATAAAAACTCTATTCGAAGGTCTAGCAATTACTATGGATGCAGTAGGTGTTAAATAGCCCCTGAGAGGGAAATTAAGCGTGGTGTGACAGGGGTTAGAGCTTTCCATAGGGTAACCTACCTGAGAGAGAATTAATAGGCTCACACAACAAGTCTAGAATCAAAAAAGCCGTAGGCGTCCTTGAGTGGATACCTACGGCTTTTCTTTTGTTTACTCTTCAACCATATCGAGAGCTTGTTCTAATGTTTCTTTGTTACGCCGTGTCCATCCACGACCAAAGTGTTTGTAATCATCTAGACCTTCATAGAAGCCTTGACGTACTGTGTATACATAATCAATTATAAACTTAGGATCTTTCTCCATTATAAGACCTAACGTCTGTGGTCCTATAGCTCCATCTGCTGTAGCACCTACTGCACGTTGTACAGCTTTAGCAGGTCTACCTGATCCAGAATTCACAGCCCAGTCGAAACAAGCCCAGTCTACCCCAGATGGAAGCGAATCGCCTTTAACTCGATCCCAGTAGTTCTTTTTATATATAGGAGCTACATCATCTGGAGTTAAGTCTCTCATCTCTTGTTCAGTAGACTCTCTGCCAATCCATTTGTCGTACACTCTCTTAGTGACTCCCAAATTAGTCATCCCACCTTTATCGTGGACGTTATTTACGTAACCCCCTTCGTGATGCAATAACATTTCTAGGCACTTATCAAAGTTGTTCTTCATGCTTATTTCTTTCCAAAGTATTTACTTACACCACGCATACCAATACTAGCACTTACAATACCACCAAGGGAATATTGATACCAAGCTGGCATGTTAGATAAAGCGGCAAACCCATCTTGTACTATCTGATTACCCCAGTCTCCACAAAACGCTAGAATTAACGGAATAGAAAAGAGTAGAGTTATCCACTCGTCTTTCCATGAGTTCTCTGTAGCTTTCATAGCGGCTAGATCCCAATCAAGTTCACCTGTCGCTATTTTCATTTTAGTTTCAGCTTCTGCTTTCTTTACAGCAGTCTTACCTTCGATCATAGTACCAGCTAAATTAGCTACCTGACCTATTAAGTTTAGTCCTAACATTATCCGTTATTACCTTTCACTTCTTTCTT